TCACTTATTGCAACTGGTGGTTTAATAAGTTGCCAAGTAAGATTTGTACTTGAATTAAATTCGTTTAAATTTAAAATAATTGGAGGCTCAGTTACAAATACGTCTGCATGTATTTCTGTTGAAACATTACCAAGGAAATATGTTTCATCACCAAAAGAAAGGGTAGTTGCAGATACAGGTGGATAATTTAAATATGAAAGATTGTATGTGGTGAAACCAGTACCGTTAATTTTACCAATAGGTATTTTAAATATGCTGTTTACCAATTCACTTGCAGTTAACGGAGCACCAGCAACATGTGCTGGTAATATTTGTGGTGTAAGATCATACAATTTCCAGTTTGCAGGATTTGGCTTAAGATCGATTGTTGTTAAACCTGTTTGAACTACTGCATATATTTTATTTGCGGTAAATCCCGTACCTGCATTATTACCCGTAATATTACTGTTTAAAAATTTAAATGGAGCAGTTGCGCCAGTAATACCACCAGAGAAATTCATTACAATTTCTTGAATTGCAAAATTATCGGTATCAATATTAATTGGTGTGATATAATTACAATGAATTCCAGTGCTATAACCAATTGTTGTTGCACTTAAAATATATGTGGTAAATACTGTAAAATTTTGTATCATAATTAATTAAATTTAAAGTGTCACTGGTGGACAACCACCAGTACCGCCAGCTAATGCAAATTGTGGAAGTGTCCATGATCTGTTTGATTTATATGACATTGCATATAATAATTCTTGATCTTCAATTAAAAACATTTTTAATTCGTCAAATATTTTACCAACAATTGCTGTTGGATTACTTGCATCTACCAAATTATAATAATGTGTGCCTAAATCAACCAAAGTATAACCATTACCAGTGGCAGCAATGAATTTAGCTCCTAATTTTGGAGTACTGCTTTTATGCCACATTATTGTTGGCACATCAAGTACTGCTGTGTTTAAATAAAAACCTTCAGCATAAACATTGGCAGGAGAATTGTTGGTATAATGAATTACACCCAATTTTTTCTTATAGTCAAAATTATTTTTTGCTTGACTTTGAATATATGAAACAAAACCACCATATCCTTTAGTATTGAATTCCGCATATTTTTTATTACCTAATTGAACCCCAGCAATTTCATCTGTGAATATAATTGACATATTCCAGAAAGGAAATATTACTGTAGGACACTGACTATTTTGTAAAAAAGCCAATACATTTTCGTCAAGATAATCAGTTGAAAAATCTGTAAATATTGTACTACCACTAAAGTTAATGTAATTATATAAAATCATTGCTCCTGCTTTACCAGTAGCATTCATGCCTGTAAAGTCAGGTACATTTCTATCTACGTCAACCACTAAATTGTTTGCAGCTAACGTGCCAGATATACTTTCAATTTTATAAATTAAATATGGTGTAGGATATGATTTTTGTGAAGTATATCCTGTTGTGTCTTTATTCACTGTCCATTTAACCAAAAGTAAATCACCAATTGCTGGTTCTGCACCACTTGTACCATATGCAGGTGCTTTAAGTAAATTTAATGTAGTCCCGCCAGCAATACTATTCATATCTATCATTGCATCTGGTTGTTTAATATGATTACCATCAACAATAAATGTGAATGAATTACCTGTTAAATTAGTAAAGAATCCAATTGAACCAGCATTGTTTGTAACCAGATATGTTGAAGCAGGTACACTTGGTATTACATTATATGGGTCACCGCTTACTGATCTTGGTATAAATGATATAATATTCGGATTATTATCAGTAGGTCTTAAAATATTAATATTAAATGGAATTAAACCCGTTTCATTATTGAATTCATAATCAATTTCACTATCACCAATAGCAAAATATTTAAACGTTAAATTACCAGTAGAAAGTCTCTCTCTACCCTTGGTAGTTAACTTGATGTTTAAAACTACAGGGTCTTTTTTCTCAATGAATGCCATTTTCTAACAATTTAATTATAAATACTAAGTTCTTCATAAATTATCGGGATGCATTTGCGCTTAAATTATTTCCATAATTTAATACAATTCTAAGGGTTGCAGCCATAACGGAGGCAGTGGGTTTAAAACCAACAGTCCCTGAAGCTGGAGCTGAACCATGATCATTCCACTGTATGGCAGTGGTTGCATTAACTGCATCTCTTAACTTATTCTCTATAGACAATGGATTATCACCAGAGACAGCAGTAACTGATATTGTATGAGAATAAACTCCAAGAGTAAAAATATCTCCTGCTACAATACTCTCACCAATTGTAAACATTTCTACTCTTGTACCACCAACAGTCCCAACATTAGATGTAAGTAAAATTGATGGTGGTAACATTGGTGACGATGTTGTAAATGCATATCGATTTCCATATGCCGTACCTACACTATTGGTTGCGTACGCTCTGGCTATATATGGAGTATTTGGTATTAATCCTGTTAATAAATTTGAAAACGTACCAGTTCCACTGCTATTTCCATTATGACTACCAGCAATTGTTGGGTTCGATGTTAATCCCCACGCAATACCACGAGCATCAACGAATGCATTACCATCTGAGGTTACTTTTCCATTACCAGTTGCAGTAGTTTGCGTTATATCAAGTATTGTTGATGTCTCAACTGTTGGCAAATATTTAGGTGTTGATGTTGTTGTCATAATTTGCGTATTTCCATAATATGGCATTCCAGCTACTACAATATATGCACGATAATTATATCTTGTACCTTCGGTTAATCCACTAATTCTAATTGAATATTCGCTACCCATTAACGGTCCCGTTTTTAATCCTACTGGAAAATATAACCAATTACTGGTAGCACTTGAATATTGCATTCCATATGATTCTACTAATCCGAATACATTATTTGCTATGGCATTACCGCCAGTTATAAACCAATTAGGACCAGCAACTGTAGCATTTGTTATATTTGTTCTAACTGAAGGATTAATTACAATTGCTGCAGTTGTAAAGCTAATTTCATTACCATAAGCAGTTCCCAAACTATTAGTGGCATATGCTCTAACATAATATATTATATTTGGAATTAATCCACTTATTGAACTGGTAAATGTACCTGTTCCACCAGAACCATTTATACTATGAGTGCCAGCAATTGTTGGACTTGGTGATGTACTCCAGCATATACCTCTGGTAATAATCGATAAACCACCACCATTGATTACATTACCACCGCCAGTAGCTGTAGTTTCCAAAATATTTGTTATTACATTAGTAGTAACCGTTGGTATTGTAGTTGTAGGTGTTATTATATTTTGATTAATTAAAAATTGACTACCATCATCACCGAAATAAAACAACATTGGAAGACCTCTCTTGTCTGTTGTTATTGACCCGTCTGCAAGTAAATTAACTCCTCTTTTGTAAGTAAATTTTTGTTTTGTAAACACAGTGTTTCTAACCAGCAAACCACTTTTTTTTAATATAATTGTTGCTGATAATAATTCATCAACAAATTTTTGGAAGAATGAATTATATTTACTTAAAAATGAATATAGATTTTCAAATGTATATCCATTTGAATGTAATGGGTCATCTGCGGGTAATAAGCCTCTCTTAAGATATTCAATATATACTCTTAATAAAGAAGGATACCAACCACCTTTAAAATCACTAATTGTTTTTCTATTTCTTGCATTTATTAATCTTCTTTGTATTAATTCAAGAAATTCAAGAAATGAAAGATTACTTATATCACCAACACCAAAATCATTTCCAACAATAGGATTGAAATATGAATTACCAGCCACAAGATAATACACACTGATTACTGTACCGTATCTAATGCCTTTTGGTAAGAAAATTTCATATTGATTTTGTACATTAATTGTATAGTCTCTATTTGGTTCTAAGGCAATACCATCAATTAAAACTTTAATATCAGATGCCTGAGTTGCCTTATAATTCATTTTGTAAACATATTTGTTTGCACTAGAATTAAAATATATTTTACTGCTATTGAAACTGTCAACTCTTACCACTTCACTTCTTGCATTAAGTTCATTACTACCAGCCACTTGAACATATGCAATTTGAATCATTGGATTTACTGCCAAATATGATATAACTTCTGGGTTTTGAATAATAATATTACTTGAGCCACTGACAGAATTTGCTGGGTCAAGAATATAGTCGGCATTGAATTGTGGTGTGCCTTTTGTAAGTGCAATACCGTTTACAGTTACCTGTACATCACCACGTGGAAAACTTGGTAATGGTATTACTGTTCCACCATCAGATGTTTTAGCATCAACTCTTGTAACAATATATTCAACTGTAATACCAGTAACTGGATGACTGCCACCAGAATAAATAAATGTTGCTTGAATAACGTCTCTTCGATATGAATTTGAATATGCGCTTGCAGTTAATAAAGTAAATGTAGTACCTGAGACACTATAATCAGCTTGATATAAGGTAGCGGTTAAACCAGTTCTTGGTGCATTTAATAAAATACCATTATAACGAATTTCTAAGTTACCCTCAGTTTTATTATATTGTTCTGGTAATGTAAATGTATTTTGGATTTCGCTAACACCCAAAGATATATTAACATATGAAAATGGTAATGTAAAACCACTTGAATTAGCTGGAAAATCTTTTGTTTTAATATAGTCAAATACGTCATATTCAATACCACGTGCAGTATCCAATGCAATATCCACTTCTTTAGTGTTTATAATCAACCTACTATCTTCTTGATGATATTGTGGTGTGCTGTAATGAACTCTTGTGGTTGAACCAGCTTCTATCCATGATTTTTTGTTATCAACATTCTGTTTTAATTTAAAACCAGCTTTACGAAACACATCTAAATATGCCTGACCAGCATCAGTATCACCAGAAACCTGAAAATAAAAATCGCTATTTTCTAATGGTGCTTTAGGATAACCATCTTTATCATAAGGTAATGAATTTGTGGGAAAATCAGAAAGTTTAAATGGTACTGTATTAGGGTCTATTTTACCATCAACAGTATAAACATATTCTGTAATATTGACAAATGGTTCTGGAATACCAATTAAAAGAAACATTGATTTTATTGCTTCTCTTGTACCTTTTGATTTCCAGAAATAACTGGTGTTCATTATTATTCTTCTCCAGAGTTCAATGTCAATTTCTGCTGGCATTAAATCAGTGTCAAGATTTCTTTCGGTATTGTCAAGGCTAAGAAAACTATTTATCAGTTCGCTTTCATTAACTAATGAGAAATAATTCCATCCAAATGTTCTTGACATGTTTTTTATTAATTGATCAGGTACATTATTAACCTTATCATACGAAACACGATTAATGTTAACCAACGAATCAATAAATTGCTTTAACTGATCGAACTCTCTACCATATAATCTAAGAAGTTTGGTCATTTTACCGTCTTCTGTAAGATCATATTTTTTTATTGAATCAGGAGTGAGAAATCGTGCAATTAAATCTGTTTTAATTGCATCATATTTACTACCAATTGCAAGAATAATATTTAAAAAATTACTATATTTTGGTGTGTTTATATCAATGTTGTAGTTGTCGCTTGTTACCCATAACATAGATGTATTTGAATATGTAATTGAGCCATTATCAAGCAATGTCGGGTCTTTTAATGTGAATTTAAATCCGCTTGTGTTGCCAGTTACTCTTTGTGAAACAATATTTCTTTCATAATCATTTAATAATGATCTAAATTCTTCAAAAACTACATTGTTTGGTTTAATGTGGAAGTCTATACTACCTGTTTGACCAGTAATAGTTGGAAATGGATTACCTATTGTTTTAACAACTAAATGTTTAT